CCCGCCGCCGTAGGGAGGTTGTCCACCACAGCGGGTGATCAGATCCAGCGCGCCCTGCGTCTGCTGGGCGTGTTGGCAGAGGGCGAGACGTCTTCTGCTTCCGTTATGCAAGACTCGCTGACGGCGCTGAACCAGATGATTGAAAGTTGGAATACCGAACGACTGTCGGTGTTCTCGACGCAAGATCAAGTGTTCAACTGGCCTGCCAGTGTGCTCAGCCGCACGCTGGGGCCAACGGGCGACTTTGTGGGCAACAGGCCCATCCTGCTGGACGACGCGACGTACTTTCGCGACCCCGGCACAAACGTCAGCTTTGGCATCAAGTTGATCAACCAGCAGCAGTACGACGGTATCGCGGTCAAGACCGTGACGTCGACGTACCCGCAAGTGCTGTGGGTCAACATGACCTACCCCAACATCGAGATGTACATCTACCCGGTGCCCACGCGGCTGCTGGAATGGCACTTCATCTCGGTCGAGGAGTTAACGCAGCCAGCCACGTTGTCTACGGTGCTGTCGTTCCCGCCAGGCTATCTGCGGGCGTTCGTCTACAACCTGGCGATGGAGATCGCGCCTGAGTTTGGTGTCGAGCCCCCGCCGCAGGTGGTGCGGATTGCCATGACGTCCAAGCGCAACCTGAAGCGCATCAACAACCCGGACGACGTGATGAGCATGCCGTACTCGTTGATCGCCACACGCCAGCGGTTCAACATCTACGCCGGCAACTACTAAGCCATGAAGTCGCCGATTTTAGGCCAATCGTACGTCGCGCGGTCGGTCAACGCGGCTGATAGTCGGTGCGTGAACCTGTTTGCCGAGATCATTCCCGAGGCCGGCAAGGAGCCCGCGTTTCTGCAGCGCTGCCCTGGCCTGCGGCTGCTATCCACGGTTGGCACAGGCCCCATTCGGGGGCTGTGGAGCTTTTCCGCTGACGCAAGCAGAGCGTTTGTCGTTTCGGGTGGCCGGCTGTACCGTATCGACACCAACTGGGTCAGCACGTTCATAGGCAACGTGGCTGGCACGGGGCCGGTGAGCATGGCCGACAACGGCACGCAGTTGTTTATCGCGGCCAACGGCCCGAGCTACATTTACAACAACGCGACCAACGTCTTTGGCGCCATCACCGATCCAGACTTTCCCGGCGCGGTAACGGTCAGTTACCTCGACGGCTATTTCGTCTTCAACGAGCCGAACAGCCAGCGCCTTTGGATCACGCAACTGCTGGACGGCACCAGCATTGACCCGCTGGACTTTGCCAGCGCTGAAGGCTCTCCTGACGGCGTGGTGGGGCTGATCGTTGACCACCGCGAGGTGTGGGTGTTCGGCACCAACTCGGTCGAGGTTTGGTATGACGCGGGCGCTGCGGACTTCCCGCTGCAACGCATCCAAGGCGCGTTTAACGAAATCGGCTGCGCGGCTCCGTACTCGATTGCCAAGCTCGACAACGGGCTGTTCTGGCTGGGCTCTGACGCTCGGGGCCGTGGCATCGTCTACCGGGCCAACGGCTACACCGGTCAGCGCATCAGCACGCACGCGGTGGAGTGGCAGATCCAGCAATACGGCAACCTGTCGGACGCCATCGGCTACACCTATCAGCAAGACGGCCACGCCTTCTATGTACTGATCTTTCCGCAGGCCAACACCACTTGGGTGTTCGACGTATCAACCGGCGCTTGGCATGAGCGGGCGGGTTGGGTCAACAACGCCTTCACGCGCCACCGCAGCAATTGCCAGATGAACTTCAATGACGAGATCGTCGTTGGGGATTTTGAGAACGGCAACATCTACGCCTTTGACCAAGAAGTCTACGCGGACAACGGCAGCATCCAGCGGTGGTATCGGACGTGGCGGGCGCTGCCGACCGGGCAGAACAATCTAAAGCGCACAGCGCACCACGCGCTGCAACTAGACTGTGAGTCGGGTGTAGGATTGACCGGTATTGACCCGCTTGACCCACAGCCACCTATTGATGACACCCTTGACCTTAACTTTGTGTCGCAACAGTACGAGGTCTACGAAACGCCCGTAACGACTGTAGGGGTCAATCCAAAAGTCATGCTACGTTGGAGCGATGACGGCGGTCATACTTGGTCAAACGAGCATTGGGCGGAAATGGGTCGCATTGGTGAATATGGGCACCGCGTTTTTTGGCGCCGGCTGGGCATGACGCTTAAGCTGCGCGACCGTGTGTACGAACTCAGCGGCACGGACCCCGTAAAGATCGCCATCATGGGCGCCGAACTCATCATTGACCCGACGCGGGCGTGAGCATGGCCAGCCCACCGAACATTACCAACATCACGCCGCCACGGGTGCCGCTGGTTGATGCGCGCACGGGCCTTATCTCGCGCGAGTGGTACAGGTTCTTTTTGAACCTGTTTTTCTTGACGGGCAGCGGCCAAAGCAACGCTTCGCTGGAAGATTTACAGCATGCGCCCAACAGCGACACGGCAGTTGCCACGGTGCAGGCCGAGCTTGCTGCAGTGCAACAAGCCTCGCAAACGCTGCCGGCTGTCACCGTTGACCAGTGGGCCGAGTTGAACAAGCAGGTCGAGGCGTTGGCCGTCGCGCCGGTCTACACGCCGCAAATACGCAACCGCGCCTACGGGACGTTTTACGACACCACAACGCAAACAGCGGCGGTTATCAATACGGCCTACGCCATAACGCTTAACTCGACAAACCTGTCGAACGGTGTTTACATTGGGTCGCCGACGTCGCGGGTTTATGTGGCCAAAGACGGCGTGTACAACCTCCAATTCAGCGCCCAGTTGGACAACACCAGCGGCGGCAATCATCTGATTTACATTTGGTTGCGCATTAACGGCGCAGATGTTGCCAACTCAGCCGGCCAAGTGCGGCTTAAGGGTAACGATGGTGAGTTGGTAACGTCGTGGAACTACGTTGAGCAATTGCGTGCTGGCGATTACGTTGAGCTGATGTGGTCGGTAAGCGATACTGCCGTGCAGATCTTGGCTCAAGCCGCTGCGGCCCCCGTGCCGGCTATTCCCAGCGTCATCCTGACCGTAACGGACAACATCAGCGCGTACCAAGACTAAGGACTAATCATGGCCGTTTCACTTTCTATCCTCGCAGGCGCAGGCTGGCAGTTTTTCGATGACAACGGCGTGCCGTTGAACGGCGGTTTGCTGTACACCTATGCCGCCGGCACTACCACGCCGTTGGCCACCTACACGTCCAGCAACGGTGTTACGGCTAATTCCAACCCTATTGTGTTGGATTCAGCGGGGCGTGTGCCGTATCAGGTGTGGTTGACCAACGGTAGCGACTACAAGTTCATCCTGCAGACCTCTACCGGCATCACGGTCTGGACAGAAGATGATGTTGAGCCCAACAGTGATTTAGCTGCACTGGCGGCATCTAATGGATCTTCTCTGATTGGTTTCATCCAAGCCGGCACTGGCGCTGTTGCGCGCACGGCGCAGGCCAAGATGCGCGATACGGTGAGCGTCAAGGACTTTGGCGCTGTCGGTGATGGCGTGGCCGATGACACGGTGGCCATGCAAGCTGCACACAACACTGGGCGGTTTGTTCATTACCCAGCAGGGACTTATAAGTTCACAAACATCACAATTACGTCAGGCGGCATTATTGGCGAGGGTCACTCAGTCACGAACCTGAACTGCGTAGATAGTTCCTCCACCGCAGCCATCAAATATGTAGGGGCCTACACAACACTTGCGGGTGGACTCGTTGCCAACGTGCCGCTGTTCCGCTGGTTTACGCTTAACGGCAACAGTTTGAAGTCATCTGGCGCTGGTCTTCAATTCGACCCTCCGTCAGGTGAAACCAGTTACGCAAACATTGAAAACGTAAACATCTCGTATTTTCCGACTGGCATTGATTTTGTGAACGCCAGTCTGTGGAAAATTATTGGTTGCACATTTGCTGGGCACACATTTGCCGGCGTTGTTGTCGATAACGTAAGAGATAACGATGCTGGTGATTCCGTCATTATGGGGTGCGCATTTGTTACCTCTGAGACTACCGCAAATCATATTCTACAAAAGTCAAGCGGAGGGCTCAAAATCATCGGCAACAAACTGCTTGGAGCAGGCGATGGTTACAAGATGCAGTACACCGGTACGGCCAATACATCGAATCTGATTATCAGCGGAAACTCCATTGAGAATTTTAGTTCCAACGCAATCGCT